TAGAAGCACCTCAGGGTGGGGGAGCAGCTCCTGCTCAATACCGCTTCAACGCACGTAGTGCTTTCCTCACGTACCCCCAATGCGACCTCACCAAGGACGACGTGATGACGCAGCTGCGTCAGCTCATCGGCGACCGCCTCACATGGGCAGTCGTAGCCGAAGAGCGTCATGAAGATGGTGCCCCACACCTGCACGCGGTCCTCCGCTTCGATCGGCTATTCGACCGCCGCCACAGCCGATGGGCTGACCTCACCAAGGCGGACGACACGGCTGTTCACGGCAACTACGCGCCGTGCCGCAACGTCAAGGACTCCGTCAAGTACATCCTCAAGGACGGCAACTACTGCGTGTGGCCTGAGGACCTGGACATCGCCCAGATCACCACACAGGGCAAGAAGCGCCCCATCTCCACCGTAGTGGCCGACATGATCGTCGACGGGAAGGGCTACGACGACATCGTAGCTGAACATCCCGGGTTCGCCATGATGAACAAGCAGAAGATCGAGTCCTTCCAGCAGTACATCCACGCGAAGAAAGCCAGAGGACTGATTGTCCCCTGGGTACCCATCACGGACGCGCAGATCGACGCGCTCAACTTCGGAGAACAACTAGTAGCGCGCTGGCTCAACGACAACCTTGGCGTGAACCGCAAGTTCAAGGACAAGCAGTTGTGGCTCTCCGGCGGGGCCAGCCTGGGCAAGACGTCCCTCGCCATAGAGCTGGCTCGATGCCAGCTCACCTTCGAGGTGGGCAACGAGAAGTACATCCAGGGCTACGACGACGACTGTGACCTCATCGTGTTCGAGGAGGTCGCCAACCAGCACACCCTCACGTTCCTGAACCGCTTCATTCAAGGTGGCATCCCTATGCCGATCCCTGTTAAGGGTGGTTCCACCATGAAGAACAAGAACCAGCCGGTGATGTTCCTCAGCAACATGCCTCCAGAGCAAGCGTTCCCCAAAGCATCCAGCGGGGCGAGCTTCGCCGCCTTCCTCGTGCGCATCGAGGTCATCCACATCAATCAACATCTATTCGACCTCATCAACATCATCAAGGCCAACAACGACGCGTACGAGGCAGCCACCGGCGGCATCAGCCAGCTCGCCGAAGCAGCTGCAAACGCAGCTCAAGCTGAAGCTGCTGCGGCTATCGCCGCGCCTCAGCTCCTGCCCTCAGTGCTGCTCAACGCACTCGAGGGCGACGAAGAAGATGACGATGCGGAAGAAGAGCCTGTAGCTGCAGGCATCGGCAACCGCGTATGGGACCATACCGAGAGCGGTGCCGACATCTGGGCCCCAGGCGACTTCGACGACATCGACTTCGATGCACTCAACAGCCTGCTACGACGTACGTAAGTCATAATAAATAGGGTTGCGCCCCTTTAGTGCGCGTCTCCCCCTCCACTGTGTCAACGGCGCTTATTGGTGTTATCGTTCAATCGCTCACGCTCGACTCACTTCCCAACACCAAAACAGCGCCGAGACACACGCCCCCAATGGGCCACCACACCACCTACTCATTTACCTTCGACATGGTGCCCGACCTCCACGCCATGCAGCACATCAACTCCGTGATGGAGCACTTAGTCTGGATGAACATCAACGTCCAGGACGACTACGAACTGCACTCACACTACCCCGACGGAGAACGCGCCTACGGCGGAACGTATCCACGATCTGTGGTGTTCTACATCACTGGCAACTACACAGACTGGCAGCCACCCAAGAACTTTCAAGTAACAGCATTCGGCAAGAAGTACCGCCCTATCGTTGAGTGGCACGACTATTTCATGGACTACCCCACACAACCACTCGAAGCGGACGACGACGCCGACGCCTAGGCGTCGGTGTAGCGCACGCGGCAGAACGAGTTGTTGATCGACATCTCCGTCACGTTCGACGTGTTGGTCGTGGCGCGCGCAATGAAGTACAGCGCACCACTGCTGATGTCCGCGATGGTCTGCGGCGAGCTCTGGCCGCTGTAGACCGTCTCGAGCGACGGCAGCTTGACGAACTCGTCGAAGCACCACATGATGTACTGGTAGTCCTCCGTGCCACCTTCAGCGTTGTGGAACTTCGGGTTGAGCGACTTGCGCACGTCGCGCAGCACGCGGAAGCGCGCCGTGTTGTCGAACTTGAGCGGGTCCAGCGGCGCAGTTGCTTCCGTGCCGTCGGCGATGGTGGTGCCGAAGATCGTGTCGAACGTGGGCAGCACGCCCGAGGGCTGCTTGTCCCACACGAGGATCATGCGCACGGTCGCGCCGGCCATCGTGCCCGTCGTCCCCGCCGCAGCGAAGGTGGCGAAGACCTGGCCGAACATGCGCGCCGACTGCAGGCGCACCTTGCGACCCACGCGGTTGAACGAGCCGTTGCCCGGCACGATCAGGTTGAGCGTCAGCACGCCGACGTTCGTGTTCGTCGTCGCCAGCACATCGGCGATCGCGATGGACGTGTCCACGCCCTTGAGCTCCGTGGTCTTCTTCTGGGCACGAACAGCGGCGGCCATCAGCTGCTGGTTCGATGGGCGCGTGTACGGCGCCATCGTGAGCATCGCCGCCGCCGCCGCTGCGTCCGCTGCCGCTGCCGCAGCTCCACCCGCGGCCTTCCGACCGCGACCACCACGGCGGAAAGCTGCGCCTCCCGAGAAGGCGGAGTCGTACGACCGCTTCGACATGGTTGACAGCAGAGGGTAAGCACTTGCAATACCGCCGGTACAGCTGTTTGCATATGGTTGTCGGTCGATTCGACCGCCAAGTCACTCCGCTCCAACTTCTAAAATTGTCCAACACATCCCACATGCCCACAATTTTGGCAGGTAATATTAGCTGCCAAAATTGTGGGTACGCGTGACGCACGGATGGTTCCGTGGTCTGTCACGGCATGTGGTCTGTCACCATATATAATAGTCACCGACTCTCTGACCGCACACTCCTCGCAACCGATCTCAACAACACTCATTCACAGTTAGGGGATATTGCGCTGCGCGCACCGCTGAGGGGCTGCCGCCCCCGCGCTTCGCGCTCTTTCCACATGTATTGTGGTTTAGGGCATATACAATAACTGGGCTAGTGGAGGGGGTAAGTGTCAGAGGGCCGACAGGCGACATGTCTGTCATTGCATCGGTGCGTCACGGCCTACTGGCGTCGGCCTGTGTCAGACGCATCCATCCGTCCGTCACGGTGTTTCTGACACCCACCAACCAATAGATCATACCAACTAATGACAGATCCACACGTCTCAATTGTTCACGAATGGCTGGATGTTCAGCGATTGCATCAAAACACGATGGATGTTCCCCACCACCACCAACTCTCACAGAACACTCCTACATCTGTCACTCTGTCTGACTCGTTCTGTACTCGTCTTCTGACAGAAGACAGATGGCTGCTATAGAAGCACCTCAGGGTGGGGGAGCAGCTCCTGCTCAATACCGCTTCAACGCACGTAGTGCTTTCCTCACGTACCCCCAATGCGACCTCACCAAGGACGACGTGATGACGCAGCTGCGTCA